CGATCATTTTCTAGCGACCATCGATCATAGTCTTGCGGTGACATTGTGGCTTGAGCAAAGATTTCATCTGCACCATACGAAAGACCCTTAATACTGTCCCGCATAGTTTGCTGCACATTTTGAGCATGGAAACGAGCTTTTTGAAGTTCAAGCGCGTACTGCTCATCTAAGGCCTTGAGTTTTAATTCCTTGATTTCGTCATTGTATTTACCCGACTCATTTACAATAATTCGCTGAGTTTCATAGAAGTAATTAAGCTTCTGCTCTTCAGACCATTTGAAATCATTGATTTCCTCGGTGATTTGACGAAGATACATCTCCTCTTCAAATTCATATCGCGCTTTAGCCTTGGCTAGATATTGAGACTCTTGTGGCCCGAAATTGGCTTCTTGGATTTCAGTTACTTGGCGCTTATAGTCTTCAGCGAATTTTGCAAAGTCATCCAGATAATCATATGAAATTGAAGCACGCGCCTGCTCCTGCTGTTTTTTCAGGGCATCAGTTGCGGCATTTGTTGCATTAGCAGCTTGGTTTTGTTTTTTAATCCACTCATCAGAACCAGACGTAACACCTTGTTGATTTTTTATAAGTTCAGCCGCAGCTTTTGTTGCAGCTTCAGTTGCCCCACTGTACATTCTCTTAATTACAGCTAGTGAGTCATCTGCAATATCCCTATTATCTTGTAGAGCCATATTCGTTGCGCTGTCTGGTGCACGCATATTAATAGCGGTAAGAACTGCGGTTTTTGCCAGTTTGATACCGGGTAAATTATCAGCCCAAGTACCACCATCTGCGGATAAATCAATTATATTTTTTGCTTTTACCGTTTCTACAGCCAAGCCCGCTATTGCATTTGATAGCATTTTTACGGTGGCATGCACACCAATAGCGAATACGGCAACACCTTTAAATACATCACCAAGTGTTTCACCTGCCTCAGACATTAAGTTTGTTTCCATTGTTGCGCCAGACATCGCATCACCAACAGAAACAAGTGCAGGCATTAAGCCTTGAATGAATTGATTTTTTGCGCCCTTAACTTGCAAATCCAATAGCTTCATTTGAACTGTTAACTCACCAGCCTTAGCTATTGTTTCCTCACTCATTAGCCCGGCACGTTCTGCGGCATCCGCCCAAAACTCAAAGCCCTTGCCACCATCTTTTAAAAGCGGAATAAGATTGGTTGTATCAGATGCCATGCTTTCCAGATAGAAAGACATTTGTTGTTGTGTAACGCCTGCCTCTTCAAGTTTATCTACATAAAGTTGCAGCGCTTTGGGGCCGGAAAGATTCTGCATTTCAAGCGCCAACTTTCTTGCGGCTTCCGCTGAACCCTCTGTTTTAATCGCGATCTGCTCAAAGAAATCAACCGCACCACCAGAACCGATAGTGATGAACTCGCCTAGTTTTTCATTAAAATCTTTAAGCTGATCGGACAGCTTATCCATCGGAATACCAACAGTTTCCGCACCAGCTGCCATCTTTTGAAATTCTTGCGTATTGGCATTTGAAATTGAGGCAAAGGTTTGAATTTCACGCGCAGCATTGGCATATTCCTTTGCCATTGCAAATACACCGGCACCAACAGCAGCAGCACCTGCAATTGCCATGGGACCATAGGAATTAACATGCTTTCGCATATTCTCAAAGCTAGTTTTGGTTTGCTTTTCTGCGTCCTTAATTGGCCCAGTAAAGCCACCAATCTTGGCAATTAAATCTAAGGTAAGGGTTCCAAGTTTGGTGCTCATATAAACCTCTGGTCAATAAAAAACCCCGCTTTCGCGAGGTTTTAATGAATTAAAAAAACTACATCGTATTTAGTCAGCTAGTAAACTGGAGCAAATCTACCCTCTTCATTTAGTTCAAAACGACCAATTTCATGACCAACAACATCTGCCCCATAGCTGTTTTTGGCGACATACTCCATAAATATTTCTAGTTTATTGCCTTTTAAGGTAGCCATTGCTGTTTTTGGCACAAATGAATATTTATTTTTCAATCTTAATTTTATTTGAAAAGCTGTTAAATTAACTCTTGAGGATAACTCTTTTACTGTTAATTTTTTTTCCGGTTCGTTCTCAATTTTTGCATATACCGTAATTGGAACCGCCTTCTCATTTCCATCTTTAACATCTATAGTTAAAGTCTTTCCAGCAACCACAAATTCTTCATTAGTGGTATTTTGATTTTTTACCTTAACCCACGTGCCATTACTTTTTAGCTCAATTTTTTCACCCTTTGAGTTGGTAATAATTTCTGCATTAGCCAGAGGGGTAAGCATTAGACCAATCAAACTTCCAATTAATAACTTATTCATGTGAATACCCTTTTATAAGTAATCACAAGATACTAATTCCAGCACAAAAAAACCACTCCGAAGAGTGGTCTTGTTTTATTCAGGTATTAAATATAAATCGGGCAGGTCTTTCCAAAGCAACTAATATAAGCTTTAAAAACCTCTAGGCGCTTATACTTGTCCTCCAGCACGGTTTTAGCATAAACCTCACCATGCCCAATGCACGCCCTTTTCCACGCACCATCTGGTAATTTTAAAAGCCAGATATCTGCATGCGCTATAGATACCAAAGTATAGCCATCATGCACAGCCTCTAGCTCTACCATTGGATTTTCAACATCTAGGCGCTGCATAAATTCAATTTCTTCTTTAACAATATCTAGATCAAGAATCTGTTTTGCAGTGTCTAAATAATTGAGCGGTATATTTGAAAAATTTAATACTTTCATGGCTTTTTATTCATCTCCGCTAACATATAGCGCCCTACGCGCAGTGTATCTGTTCCATACAGCAAATCTAGTACACTATCAAAGCGTTTAGTGAATTCTGCAATGTTCATTGTTGGATAAAATCCCGGTGGCAGTGGCATTGCAGTCAATACACCATTACGAGCGCTCACATGCCATGAATCATATCGAGAATTATTGAACTCTTGACTGATCTGCTGGGCTACCTGAATAACCTCTTGCGGATAAGGCAGGGATTTAATCTCTTCTTTCTCAACCCTTTGCTTAACCTCCATTTCCAGCAGGTACTTAACTGCATCCTCAAAATGAATGGCCAGTAGCTCGTGATAAGAGTTAATCTTGAAGTGTCGGTTGTGTCGTGTCCAGACCTGTGCGCGTAAACCTTGATTACCATTCACCTTGTGGTCAACGATTTTGTGCAGTGTGTCTTTTTGCTCAGGCGAAATTACTTGGCGTGAATTGACTTTGGTTTGCATAACCATCGCATCATAAGCGCGAATCACCATCAAATGGAATTTTGCTGAAATCCACATTGCGTATGAGTAAACCAATTCTTTTACAACATATGTGCCCTGCTCTTTACCCCTGCCACGAACTATATTTACTGCTTTTTTGCATGATGCAGGATTTCCTGCATCATAATTTTCACCATCAATTACTGCTATCAACTCTTGGGTTTTTTCATTTTCAAGAAAGAAACCTGGCCGATCTTTTCTCAAATCTCCTCCAGCCTTATGAAGATCATTTAGACTATAACGGCCATCTTGGTCTTGGCGAATTGAGAAATCACCAACAACCAACGGTTGAGTATTTGGATTTACTAGATTTTGTGTTAAATTAGACATGTGTTTACATCCTTTGTGATGGCAACTGAACCTTGTTTTTGATTGGTAGTCTGGCAAGGTTTTTTTGTGCCTGTGGTTTTCATGCTTTCGCACTCTTTTGGTTTTGTTTAAGCCATTCTTCAACAATAGTATTCAACTGTGCTGTCAAAGAACGACGGTTTTCTGCTGCTGCCTTTTTCAGCCCATCTATATTTTCATGAGCCATTCGGACATTTAGCTGCTTGTCATGTCGTGTCATTTTTACTCCATTTAAAGTGTTTTGCTTTATAGCGTTTTAATTTATAGCAAAATACTTTATTGAAGTAAAGCGTTTTGCTATATATCATTAAAATAATTTCACACCTTACTGAACTGCTATGGCTCAAGAATATTCACAAGTAAACTTCAGAATACCTTCGAAGCTAAAAGAAGATATAGAAAAGGCAGCTTTCGCCAATAACCGTTCAATTACATCTGAACTTGTGTCTCGGCTTGAAGAAAGCTTTAAACACGATGCTGGAAGCATTGCGGACTACGAAAAAACAGTCCAAAAAATGCTCTTTAATGTAATGGCTAACTTACATAAAGAGGGTGTTCAAATAGAAGTTATAGATGAAGCTATAGACAAGGCTATTAATGACATTGACTGTGAGGATGAAAAGAAATCAAGCTAACCTGATTTCTTCTTAATAGCTTGCATGCGCTGCTCTTCAAAGGTTAGCTCCGGAATTGTTTCATGCGGCATAAAGATGCGAGCATCAACACGCTTGTCTTCTTCGACCTTGCCATTGAAATAAAGCGCGTATAGATTGCCAGCGCCCTGCTCTATACGTCGGCCCATGTTAAATGAGCCGTATTTATTGCGATATGCCTGCCAGACCCTTAGTTCTTTTGGGGTGATTTTCTTTTTGGCTTGCTCAATGGTTCTTCCGCCGATTCCGTTGAGGACGAGTTCACACCAGAGCTCGTGCTCTTCAACTTCAATTTGTTCTTTCCCAAAAAATCATTCACTTCATTCGAAGCATCATGAATCGCACCAATAATGGCTGGGTGAAGGTTTCCAACTTCTTCAATGGTAGAACACAATGGCTCCTTTGTATCCGCATTAAAGACCGTGAGCAAAACCCGGCGCTTCACAACATCAGCGACCGTGATTTTTTCAGGATCTTCACCTTTAAACATATTCGTCACTTCATCGTAACTTAATGCTTTAACCAAAATATCTGCTTCAAACTCCTCATCATTAATAATGAATTTCGGAGACTTTGGGGATGGGTCGGATAAGGCTGTGCTCGAGAGCGCAAGAAGTGCAGATGTATTTAATTTTTTCATGGTGTAGCCACCTTAAATACATCAAGTACTTCAGTCTGGCGCTTCATTGGCACGGTATGGTTTACCAAAGAATCAGCATCAAACACCGGGGAGCCTTTACGTAGAATTGCGCGGAAATATGACCATGTTCGAGTTGCTGGCATCAGCACCTCATCATCAACCCCAACTGTTGGAACACCTTCACCGTCAGACCAACCAACATACACACCAACTTCAGCGCGATCTGCCGCAAGCTCAAGTAATTTCATGTGTGAGAGGTTTTTAGGGTCGGTGTCAATTTGAATTGAACCCTCACCTGGTGTGGTTAAGCCCCAGTCCGATGTTGCTGTTTTTGTCTCTTCAAGACAGGTAGTGCTGATTTCAGTGGTGCTGTCATCACCAATTACAAAGGCTTTAACGCAGTCCATCTTTGTGAGTGTTGGAGTATCGCCATGTAAAATCCATACATGCGTACCCTGAGATAAAACACCTTTCTTCGCCATGAGTAGCTACTCCTCAATTTTAGGCATAAAAAAAGCCACCGAGTGGTGGCATTGGTTTTGGTTAGATTTAAAATCTGATCAAGATGATTGGAAGAATGGCAATGACGGCTGCAATTCACTTTCTAATTGCGCTATTTCATCATCAAGCGGATGCTTTTCTTGTTTCCACACATTCATATCTCTGGCTGAGCAACTAACTTGCTGCTTTCGACTATTGCGATAACCGACAATATGGTTATATCGCGCCCATTTAGATTGAAAGACTTGGGTTAATTGGCTTGCCATCCAGTTAAAGGCATCAATAAATTGCTCTTTTACTGCATCAGCCTTCTCACCATTAAAGCCCATCACCAGAAACATCCACCCATCTTTAGTCATTTGATAAAATTTTCTTGGCTTTCCGTTCTGTAACTTGTTGTTTTCAAAGCAAAGCGCAAAATTGCGCTCACGAAATTTCTGTGAGCACTTCATATTTTTAATGGCTCGAAGCACATCAGAGTGTCTTTTTTTGAATGCTTCCGCTACTGCATAACTGGTTGTCTTTGGTTCACCATTTTCATTTGAGACCATGGCGCGTAAATTTAATGTTGTCATCATATTCATGACTTCCTCCTAACCATATTCAAAAAAAAGAAACTGGCAGGCACGCTGAATATGGAAACGCGCTTTTCGAACCGTCGCTCTAGCCAGTGGTTTGCCTGAAAACAGGCATAAAAAAACCGCCCAATAAGGACGGTTTAATTAAGTGGTGAAGCTATCTATCCAAAAACCAATTCGAATCAAAACCGGTTCGATACATCTTGCTATCTGGGTCGCGCTCATTTCCTCGTAGGCCAGTCACAGTGCACGAATTATCAAGCTCAAAAGCTCTACGAACCGCTTCACGAATATTTCGCAGGTCATCCGCATTCGTTGTATAGATATCAACTTGGATCGTCACATGATCGATGTTTGCCGGGCAATCTAAATGATTTTGCGGAATACCAGAGATATCCTGCCAGACCAGGTACGGCGGCTTTGGTTTATCTGGGGCAAGGCCAAATTCAAATGCACGTAAAATCCCGCCAGATTCCAGATAAGACTTAACTTCATCACTCGCATTAAGTAATGAGAAAATAGGTGCTGTCATATAGCCTCACGTAATACTTTGGTGATTTCAGCATCAAATACCTGTACGAATTTATTAGTAACCTTATCGATATTTTGAGAAAGTGCTGGCCGCATAAATGGAGTTGCCGGAATTTTTGATGTTCCGAATTCTAGGAATCTCCAATAAGTTGTATTTCCGCCAGATAAACCAGCAAGTTTTTCACGATCAGAATACTTATTCATAGCAGCCCCACCACGAACACCTACCCGCATTCTGATTTCATTGGCATTCCGGGATTTACCACCTTGAACTACGATGTTTTTATGGATCTTCTCAGCTGTTGCTGGATCATCGATTGCCTTTGCATTGCTACGTGCAGCATCGCGAACAAGATTCATCGCTTGGCGCCCGGCTTTTCGTGCAATTTGCTTGGCTTTTTTAGGACTTGAAAGCTGCTTGAGTTTTTTATTCAGATCATCCAAGCCTTCAATATTTAACTCGACTGATGCCATGATGATTCACCTTCTGCAAGATTGAGCGTCAACCACTCAAGACCACTTTCATTATCTGGCACCGGATCACCGTCAATCTTCCAGTACTTATCCCGAAAATATAGACGCATGGTTGAATCAATCTGACTTGTCTTTGAGCTGTAACGAATGCGACAACGTGCAGTCATGCTTGAGTCAATTGCCTGAGCTTGCAGCTGGTCGCGCGTAGATAAAGCCTCATGCTTTCCCCAGACTGTACAAAACTCTGTCCAGGCTTGAGTAATACGACCTGTGGTTTTGTCTTGGGTTTCGGTAAAGGCTTCAATACGAATGCGGTGTCTTAAAGGACCTGCTCTCATCTATACCCCCAGATCTAAACGATATGGATCAAGCAGCCACAAAGCGCCTTTCGGCAACTCATTTACCGTGGTACTGGTTTCATCTTCACGATTTTCATAAAGACTACCTAAGATCAGTAAAACAGCAGCTTCAATAGATGGATTGATAACAATGCCCTGCATGGCCATTTTGGTATTGCGCTGAGCTTCTTTTTTAAGGTTTTCAGCCGCAGATAAAAGCATATTTCTTGAGACTGGATCTGCAACAAGATTAGCTGCATCGCAACTCTCTTTATATTTCACAAGCTCATAATTTAGCTGGTCCAAAGTGAGAGAAATCGCCTCTGTCCATGCAGCTGAAGTGGCATAAAAAAAGCGGTTCAAATATTGAGCCGCTTTATCTTCTGCCGAATTCAACTTAGCCAGGACATCACCGCCAGTATCTTCATCTACTCGCAAATGAACCATAGCTTTTTCAATGTTAATAACTGGCATGATATGACCTTACTTTGTTTTAGTTTCTTTAGCTTTTTCTTCTGCAGCAGCTTTGGCCTTAGCCTCTTCTTCTGCCTTTAACTTTTCCTCTTCAGCTTTCGCCTCAGCCTCGGCTTTTGCCTTAGCTTCTGCGTCCGCTTTGGCCTTAGCCTCTTTATCGGCTACAGCTTTGGCTTTCTTTTCCGCATCAGCTTTGGCTTTATCAGTTGCCGCCTGTTCAGGATCAATCGCTAATTTTTTCTTGATGAGTTCACCGGCCGTAATATCTGGAATCTCGGCCTCATCACCTTTGACGTAAACCTTATTTCCAAGCATTGCAGCATCTAAGAATTTAATTTTCATGTTCTAAACTCCAAGGTGAAAGGGCCGACTGGCCCCTTCGGGATTTTAATTAAGCTGGAAATTCACCTTTTACGAATGCTTCTGGGCGATACACAGCCAATGCCAGACGCTCTTCACAACGAACAGAGATCATGTTCTTTTCAAAGTCATCAGCATTTTCGGTTGAGATCACCACGTTTGCATCTTCACGGTCAAAGATTTGAGCAGCCTCAGCAAAGCTACCAGTCAAAAATTTACTAGCCATTGCTGCATGATTGGTTTCAGCAACAGGCAACCCCCAAAGACTTGGCGTATTAGGTGAGAACGGGTTGGTAAACAAGTATGCACCGGTAGTGTCTTTCAGTAATTCAATTGCAGTCCAATCATGCATGTGTAGCACATGACCTGTTGCAAACACATCCGCCAAAGCAGCTTGCAGCATGGCCAAACGCATAGTATCTACGCGAGTCGGTGATGCAATCGTAATTGGAGCTGAATAGGCGGTTGCTTGAGTATAAATACCATGCAGGTTGTTACCAGTGCCTGAACCAAATAACAGTTGCGCATCTTCAACACGCTTAAGGCCATTAAGCAAACGACCATTGATAAAGCTTTGTAACTGAGGCAAGTCATCAAGAATCTGCTTAGATGCTTTCAGCATGTGAGCGATTGTTTTAACACCTTCCAGCACTTCTTCGAATGTTAATTCTGAATATGGCTTGGTGGTGTTTTCAGCCACCGGTGCAGCGTTATTGGTAAATCCAGTTTCACGTAAGTAAGCAATCGCATTACTGGCCGTTTGACCTGGAGCTAATAGGTCACGGATGGTCACGCGCTGATTTGGCGCAGTCACAATACGAGTCGAACCATCAACAGGGTTTACTGCAAATGATGTCAGTGCATTACGGGGAACAGCTACACTGATACGTTTTCCAGAAGTTGCATTGCTTGCAAATGAAATAATCTGCCCATCTTTTACAGCAAGATCACCTGCACGAGCATCCACTTGTGCACCTGGATTACCAGTGCCACCACGTGCAAATAGTTGCTCAGCTTCACCCAACTTCACCTGTAGGTCATTCTGGGCTTGGCGCAAGTTGTTTAGATCAGTCAGCGCTTTATCTACTGTTTCTTTGGTTTCAGCAGATAGATCATTGGCTTTTTTCGCTTCATTTAAAGCATTTTCAGCCAGTGGTTGAACTTTTTCAGTAAGCGCTTTAAGTTGATTATTTACTTCTTTAAGTGCCGCTGCAGCTTGGTCTTTAGTTTGATCAGTCATGATTTTTCATCTCTCAAAAATAAGAAAACCGCCATATAGGCGGTCATAAAAATTGGTATTAGGTTTAAGTGCTGAATTTCTCGGTAGCGTTACGCATACTTTGAAGAACACTTTCGAGTACATCATTGCTAGCGCTTGGCGTAGCTTGGTTGGTAGCGCCAGGCGTACCCTTTAAATCTTGAATAAGTTCCCGTCGTGAGCTTCGAGACATTCCCGCTTTGGCAAGCAAGATATCTGCTTTATGGGCAGCGACTTTCTCTTTAGTGAAGTTCTTTGTATCTTCAACAACCACATCAGATGGCAGGAAAGCATCGGCAAAGCCACTATCGATAGCATCACGCCCATTGATCCATCGCTCTTTATCCATATCGGCTTTAAGCTCATCCATGCTAAGACCAGATCGCACGTGATAAATATCAGCAATCGTGTCATCGATCTGCTCAAGGAAATCCGCTGTTTCACGTAAGTCGTTGCGATTCCCCCAAAGTCCGGTCCAGGCATTGTGAATCATAAAGAAACCAGCACGGGCAATCTGAATCTCATCAGCTGCCATGGCAATAAATGATGCTGCTGAAGCTGCCACCCCTAAAACACGTACAGTCACATGACCTTTGTATTCGCGAAGCAGGTTATAAATAGCCAGACCTTCAAATACATCACCACCCGGTGAATTGATATTGACTACAACATCAGCACCATCAAGTGAACGCAATGCCGCACTGATCCGCTTAGCAGTCACACCAGAATCATCCCAGTAGTCATAACCAATCGGATCATAAATACCAATCGTGTTGTCATTTTCATCTGATGCTTTAATTGCAGGATTCCAACGATCAAAAGCTAACGGCGAAACACCACCTTTTTCTTTTGCATTAAAATTAGCGACTGGCAGCAGGTTTCGTTTGCTCATTATTATCACCTTTGTAATTGGTCCCTACTTGATCAAGCGGAATTAATGCCGATTGAATTGTATAAATTTCCCCACCTGCAATAGGCGCTTCGTTTTCTTTGCGTCTGACCTCATTTCGGTTATACCAACCATTGTTGAGTGCAGATGCATAATATTCAGCACGGCCTTTTGAATCTGCCCGCAATAAGCCTTCCACACCAAACTCAACGTAATAGGTTTCAAACTCTGCAGCACCAATCAGGCACCGTGAAATTTCCTGTTCAATATTGACCAGTAATGGACGCAAGGTATTGGTCAGGAATTGCATGTTCATACCTTCAACACTTGAAGCCCATGAACTTTGTTTATTCAAATGTCCAACCATGAAAGGTGGTACCCGGAACCAGCGGCAAATTTCCTCAATTTCAAATGTCCGGGTTTCTAACATCTGAGCTGCTTCAGGGTTCATGGTGATGCCGTGGTATTGCATACCGTTTTCAAGCACCATCATTTTTCCGGCATTCTTGGATCCCATGAATTTATTCATGTTATCTCTAAGTGATTCACGCTGGTCCGGCGT